CGCGTCGCGGTCAGCTCGGGCGATTTCATGCCGCCCTCGCCTCGTCGTCGCCGATCAGGCCGTCCCGCGTGAACATCGGCTCCAGCGCGTCCATGCCGCGCCGGCGCAGCAGCGTGCAGACCTTGCTCACGGCCACGATGTTGCGATGCACGGTCGACTGGCTCAGTGCGAACATCGTCGCGATCGCGCGCTCGGTGCAGATGTCGCGGGCGGCACCCTGCCAGTGCTGCTGGCCGACGATCATCTTGCGAGCGGTCTCGCCTTCGACGGTGAAGTGGCCGGCGCAGTGCTCGCTGAGCGCGACGATCGCGGCGACCTTCAGCGGATCCTGACCGCGGCTGCCGCTGGTCTCGCGTGTGGGGATGAACCACGCGTGGATAGCGGCGCGCTCGATCGGCTGGCAGTGGTGGTCGACGGCGCCGCGCACCATGGCGCACTGGCCGCGCACCTCCATCGGCGACAGGCCGGCGAAGTTCAGCGTTCCGTCGCGCTGGACGTCCTTGCGCACGCCTGCGTCTTCCATGAGGCGCTCGACCAGCGCCTGCGTGTTGCCGCGCTGCGTCACCGGCAGTGTGGCCATGAGGAATGAAACGTGGAGCGCCTGGCTGACGCTGCGAAAAACGGCGTTGTTCTCGGTCATGCGAATTCACCCTCCAGTTCAACGATCTGCACCACGACGCAGGGCGTCTCGGCGTACAACTTCCATTTTTCGACGGCCACGACCTGGACGTCGTCGCGCCAAACCACGCCGTTCAGGCCGTCGGCGATGGCCTTCTCGATGTTGTCCAGGTCGGGCTTCACGGTCGCGTGCACGTTGCCGGCGAGTGCGGCCGCGCGCTTCTTCTTCGACCAGCTGACGGGGATGGACCGGAACACGCGCAGCGTCAGCGCGACGCCGCCGGTCATCAGCGGGCGGCCGGCCATGGCCTGGCGCCCGGCCATCGCGATCAGGCCCTCGTAGCTGGCCGTCTTCTCGGGCGTGTGATGCGTGACGATCGGGCGGCCGCCGGCGCCGATGACTGGCGCGCCGTTGCGCATCAGCACGCCGGACCGGGCGCGGCCCTTGCCGACCGGCTCGCCTGGCACGATGAATTCGATTCGGCTCATGTCACTCCTCGAAGGGCAGCAGGATGTTGTCGATGGCGTCGAAGCGCTGCTCGCGCGGTAGCTTCGGCCAGAGGTAGGTGATGGCGTGCTCGGTGCGCAGGAAAGCGATCGCGGCGTCGTGGAACTCGCGGAAGACGCCCTCCTCGCACGCGGCGTAGCTGATCGAGCGCGGGACCGGGACGACGCCGCCCTTCGGGCCAGGCATCCAGTCGACGAAGCCGGCGCCCAGCTTCAGCCACAGGCGGAACTGCTCGAAGGTCGGGATCCGCTCCTGGCCAGCGAAGACACGCGACTCGATCAGCATGTGGCGGCGATGGAAGCTGCCCATGCGCTGCGACGCCGTCGTGATGCTGGCCATCTCGCCCGGTTCGGACTTGAGGAAGCGATTCCAGAACCGGCGCCAGCGCTTCTGGTTGAGCGCGCCCAGGCCGTCGATGAGGTCGAAAAGGACGCGGTGCACGAGCGACCGCTCGGTGTCGGTGAGTGCGATCTCGCCGCGCTTGACCAAAACGATTTCGGGCATCAGGCAGCCTCTCCGCGGTCGACCTTCAGCGCATCGCGCCAGGCATCGCGCTGGAACTGCGTCAGGCCCGGGCCGCGGCGCTCACGTTCCTGCAGCCGGATGGCCCACTGCAGGTTGCCCGTCGCGGACAGGGGACGCTTGTGCAGCGCCTTCGCCGCCGCGGCGACGCGCGCGACCTGTTCGGGATTCGGCGCAGGCGCGGACAGGCGCGGTGTCGCAGCGGCCGGCGCGGTACGGCAGACCTCGCGGAACTGCAGAACGGTCGGTGGCTTTGACGCAGGCAGGTTGTCCAGCGCGTGTGCAATGGCCGCCGGATTCTGCTGGTAGATGCTCAGCTCGCCGGCCCAATCGGCTTTGACGCTGTCGATGTCAACGCCTTCCCACATCGACAGCCATGCGCGGCCGTACGTCACGGTCAGCTTCGAGAAAATGCGGTCAACCCAGTTTGCGGGGAGTGACATCGGTCACCTCTTCGAGGAAGGTTTGGCGTGGGGCGCCGGGTGGGCGTGCGGAGACGAGGCCTCCGGTCATCTGCTCGACGCGTTCCCGCTGGGAGCGTTGAAAGTCGGTCTCGCCGGCGCCACCCGAGCGAGCTGTCGGAGCACGCTCATCGGCGGTAAGCATCCAGTTCTGCCAGGTAGCCATCCAGTCCGAACGAGGCTTCGAAAACTCGTGGTTGCGGAGCTTCGCCGTCTCGCGGTCGACGTCGGCTCGCGGCGCCTCCCCCGAAGCCCATGCCCGCATTTCCTCCGTGACCTCGAACGCCGTAGGGCACCGCCGCGATCCGCGAGCCTTGCGAGCCGGAACAGAACCGCTAGGTTCTGTATTACTGGTGCTTGGTGCTTGGTGCTTGGTGTCGAACTCACCTGTGAGTCCGCTAGGTGTCACGCGTGACATCCCCGTGACGTCAGATGGACTCGCTGCGATTCCCGAGGTTCTCGCGCGTCGTGCCGCCGTGCGTCCGGCATCCTTCTCGCGCTTCACGAGCATGGCTTCGACGCGCTCCGTCAGAGCCACGTGGTACAGGCGGCCGTCATCGGCGACCCACCATCCACGCATCAGGATCGAGCGATGCTTGGCAAAGTCCTTCGGTGACATGCCGATGCGCGCAGCGATGAGCGTGTCGTCGTTGGTCAAGGATCCGCAAGGCGTCTGCTTCCACGCGGTCATCCAGAGCATCAGGAGCCACGGGCGCAGCGCGGATGGCGCGAGCGTCCAGGTGTCCGATTGCTCGATGCGCTCGACGTCGATTTCGAACCGCCAGCCCTTCGCTCGCGTGTCTGCTGGATACGGGGCTGCCATCACGAGAAGAGCGCCCCCTGCTCCGGCGGCAGCCGCACGGGGTTGATCGTGCGGCCTGTGACGCTGCAGCGTCGCTGCGGTGCAACCTCGAGGTGCTTCGAGGCCTTCAGCTCGTTGACGCGGCCGCTGATGACGTTGATGGGGTAGCCCGTGGCCGCAGACAGCTCCTGTAGCGAGTAGTCGCGCCCGCGCGCAATGGCTGCCACGATGGCAGTCTGCTGGCGCGTCAGAGCGCCGCTGCGCTCGATGGAGCGGTAGGCGTCGATGCTGGTGAAGGTGATGGCGGTGCTCATGCCGTGGCCTCGCCGAGCCGCTCGAGGTACCGGACGAGCTGCTCAGTCTCTCGGCGCGCGAACACGATTCGCTCGGGGCCACGCTCGACAACCAGCATCCCGTCCGACCAGAGAGCAATGCGCAGCCGGGGTACGTCGTTTGCTGGCTGATGCGCGACGGGGGCCACCGAGAGCGGAGCTTTGGGCAAATCGGCCTGAGGTGCCGAAAAAAATACCTTCCGCGGGGGCTTCTTCACCAGCTCGGGCGGCGGCAACCCTAGTGCGGCAGCCGACACGACTCGCTGCACGATGGGGTCTTCGTCGGGCTCTGTAGGATCCGGCCGGAGTGCTGCCGACTCGCCGGCACCGAGCTTCCACCTGACCAGGCCGTCGCGCTTCTCCCGGACCACCATGCCGTGCTTGATGGCGTACTCCAGGCATGACGGGATGGACGTTGGATCGAGATCCAGTGCGTCGGCAAGGACGGCCGTTGCCAGCTCAGTGCCATGCGGCAAGCATTCGAGGTGCGCGATGACGCGAGCCGGGATAGAGCCGGTTCGGGGGGCGTAGTTGATCATGCTGTGCCTTTCAGGCTGGCCAGCGCACGCGCCAGCTCGGAGGCCATCTCCTCCACGCGCGCGATCGCCCTGCTCTTGCGGTGCTCATCGCTGTGCAGGTACTTGGCGGCCAGGTACTCGATGGCTGTCGTGTCCCCGGTGGTGCGGATGAACGACTCGAGGTCGTCGACGTTGAAGCGCTGCGTGTCCTTGTCGCCGTCCTGCAAACCCGCGGTCAGCTTCCGCGACAGCGTCGACGGCGACATGTCCATGTCCATCGCGATCGTCTTGGCGGGCTTCGGTTGCACCTGGACGCGATGTGCGACGTACTCGCGCAGCGAGCTGAAGCGCTCGGTGAGCGCGGGCTCGAAGTTGAGGGTCAGCTGGGACGGCGCAATGGACGGCATGACGTGTTGTGCTCTGTTGTGGTCTCGAAAATGGACAAAAAAAGGAGACTGCCGGGCATGAACTCAACAGCAGAGCGCCGGCGGCGCAGCGCGCGACCGATGCACGGCATCGATGTCGCATTCGAAGATCGGGACGAAGCGCAGCTCGGGCGCGACGGC